AGGTGGTCTACCAAACAAAACACTTAACATTTGTCTTGCAGGTACAGGTGTTGGTAAATCTATGTTCATGTGTCATCAAGCCTCATCTTGTTTACTCATGGGTAAGAATGTATTGTATCTCACCATGGAAATGAGTGAAGAAAAGATTGCAGAAAGAATCGATGCAAATACTATGAATATTCCTATCAAAGAGATTCCTGATCTATCTAAGAAACAATTTACAACCAAGATTGATAGACTTAAGAACAAGACAGCAGGTAAACTAATTGTTAAAGAATATCCAACTGCATCTGCTCATGTTGGCCATTTCAGACATCTATTACAAGAACTAGATATTAAGAAAGACTTTAGACCAGATATTATCTTCATTGATTATCTAAACATTTGTGCATCATATCGTATTAGACCTGGTGCTGGTGCAAACTCTTACACACTAGTCAAGAGTATTGCAGAAGAACTTCGTGGTCTTGCAGTAGAGTTTGATGTGCCAATCGTAAGTGCAACACAAACTACAAGATCAGGATATGGTTCTACAGATATCGGTCTCGAAGATACTTCCGAGTCCTTTGGTCTGCCTGCAACTGCCGATCTTATGTTCGCATTGATTACTTCAGATGAACTCGAAGACCTAGATCAGATGGTCGTCAAACAGTTAAAGAACAGATATAATGATCCAACAATCTTCAAACGATTTGTCATTGGTGTTGATAGATCAAGAATGAAGTTTTATGATGTAGAACAAGAAGCACAAGAAGAGTTGATCGATAGTGCCGAAGTGAACGATGATACACCAATCTTTGATAAAGGTCAGAGTTCAAAATATAGTGATTTTAAAATATAATGGAACCATTTGTACAAAAACAATACGATGAATATCAAGCAAACTATGTAGAGAAAGATGTTCTCTCCAAAGAAGAGTTGCGAGATATGATCATCAATGATCTATCGAAGGTCTCACAAATGGGTGTTGGTGAATACACACTTTATCAAAAGTGGCTAGAGATTCAAATGAAATATCCAACACAAGAAGTCTCTACATTGTTCGGCGTAGAACAACAACTTACAAATCCAGAACATGAAAAACTGATTACAGAATCAAAGAATAACATTTGGTTTCCAGAAGACCCAATGGACTTTGAGAAGTTAGAACCAGAACTCGTGTACACCGATAGTATCAAAGACAATCAATCGGCAGGTACACTGATAGAAAAATGGAATTGTGTAAGAACTATGACTTCAACTATGAAGAACAGTTCTAATATTGGTCGTAACTTACACTATCTTGTAAGAGATAAAGTAACAGGCAAATATCTTGGTGTCATTTGTATAACAGGAGATTTTATTGATCTCACACCAAGAGACGATCACATCGGGTGGGAAAGAGAATACAAAACTAATAGTGGTAAACTCAACAATAGTGCCATTGGTTCAACAATTGTTCCCCTTCAGCCACTCGGTTTTAATTATACAGGTGGTAAACTACTGGCACTTCTATGTTTATCCGATGATATACAACGCCAGTGGAAAGAGAATTACGGAGATGTACTTGTCTCAGTGACAACTACTTCTTTGTATGGTAAATCCAAGACAGGTGGTCTATCACAATACGATAGACTCAAACATTGGAAGAAAATGGGGTATAGTCAAGGTTCGTTGTCATATGAACTGACTAAAGAGACTGAGAAAGAAATGTTAAAGTATGCTGAGAAACATTACAATGACAGATACTTCTTACTCTATGTTGCTAAACGAGAGAATGGTCAAACTTTGAAGAGAGATCATAGAAATCGTATGCGACAGTTCATGTATTCGAAACTTGATATCCCAAAAGACATCATCAAATCTGATCATCAAAGAGGTATATACTGGTCAGCTCTTTATGATAATTCAAGAGAATTTCTACGAGGTGAGATTGAAGAGAGTCAACTCGTCAAGTCCATTGACACATCCACTGAGGCATTATCAGAATTGTGGAAAGAAAAATACGCCAGAAAGCGTATCACTAATCTAGTCAATAATGACCGTCTAAATCTTAACGAAACTTTGTTCTACGATGAACTTTGTTATCTCACATGGGAAGAATGTAAGGAAAAATACCTATCAGATGTAGGTAGATAAACAAAGGACAAAACAAATGTTATATGCAGATTATAAATTCTTTATTGATGAGAATGGCCTGACAATGGCCGATGTAGACTATCCTATCAAAATAGATAAAATACCATTGAAAGAGGGTGACCTGTTCCGTCTTGAAACTACAGAAGATGGTAGATTATTTTTCAAATTAATTAACTCCAAAGCTTGACAATAGGTGCTATTTTTTCGTACCATACAAGTATGGAAATTATTAGTAAAAACATAAAAAACGGTTTTTCTGGTGTTCGGGTTGATGGCAGCTCGAGAGTATTCGTAAATATCGGTGATAATCCCGAGTTAGTCGCACTCATGGTTGATAAGAATCCTGATTCTATCAATGAATCATGGGACAAATTTTGTGATGCGATTGGTGATTTTGACCCACGAGGTAAAGTCAACATTGAATACATGTATGTTGACGGTGAAGCGAGAGTCTTCCACTAAACGCTTGACAATAACACCACTTTTTTGATAGGATAACCATATGACAGATAACAAAACAAAAGTAATCATCTTCGATGTCGATGGCACTATTGCAGATTGTGAACATAGAAGAAAGTATGTTGACGGTACATTAGGATATACTGACTGGAAAAAGTTTAGAGCAGAGACAGAGTTTGATACACCTGTCGCACATGTTTGTGACATTGCAAAAAGATATATTAAACAAGGTGATCATGTCGCCTTCTTCAGTGCAAGAAACGAATCAGAAAGAGAGATTACAGAAAAACAAATTTCAAAATGGATTGGTGATGGTCACAAAGGTTTATTCTTAAGACCTAACGATTCATACGAACCTGACGAAGTGTTTAAGGCTAATCTTGCCGATCAATTCGAAGGAATGGGTGGTAAGATTGATTTAGTATTTGATGATAGAAACAAAGTAGTCGAAATGTGGAGAAACAGAGGTACTACAGTTGTTCAAGTCGCAGAAGGAGATTTTTAATATGATGGTAGAGATTGAAAGAACAAGCCCTTTGACAGGTAAAATAAATTACATGGTTGTTGAGACAACCCAAGCTCAGATTGATGAGTGGAATAATCCTAAAAGGAAGAGATTAATTCAAGATATCTTCCATGATCTCTCAGAGGTAGAAAGAGAGTTTATCATGACTGGCTATACAGCTCAGGATTGGAAAGTTATGGAAGCGGAGTTTGCAAATGAGTAATCAAAAAGAAATATTAGATATCTTAAAAGGTATCAATGGAGTTACAGAACGATTGATAGAAAATCAAAAGATTATGGCTACTCAATTGAATATTCTAGCTGCACAGATCAAAATAATGCGAGGCGAAAAGTTGTCTAGCGAAGAGATTGAAAAACTTGATCTAAACTTTAAGTAAAACTTTCTCTCCGTGTAGCTCAACTGGATAGAGCATCGGCCTTCTAAGCCGAGGGTTGCAGGTTCGACTCCTGCCACGGAGGCCAAAATCCCCTTGCATAAATAGAAAAGTTGTAGTATTATGGCAAGGCAATGAGAAATTTGAAATCAACCGAAGTAATTGATATTATCAGTAAAAAGGTACAACTAAAGAAAGAACTCAGATTGGCGAAGAAAGAAAAAAGAGATCGTCAAGCCGAAATCTTAGCACTCAAAATATCCCAATTAGACGAAAAATTAACTTCGTCCCCGCTCTCAAAAAACTAAATAATAGTACCAAACATGTGAGGTACTATGGCTACTTGGAATCAAATTAAAACAGACACACAAGCATTATTAGATAAGACTCAAAGGGTCATCGATTTCTATTCCAACACATCAAGCGAACAAACTTACAGATTCAAAGTATTTGCAGATGATAGTGATACTACTGGTCTAGGATTTGAATGGACTGGTGAAGGTGGTGGAGATGCATACTGGAATGCATGGAGAACTGCGAATCCTACATTGAACGGATCTAATGGAACTGATTTACAAAATATATGGTATCATATGTGGTCAGCCCATTTCAACGAAGACATTACAAAAGATGGAAATGCTAAATCAATAGGCGAACTCATTGCTATGCAACAAGCACAGCATGATGAATACACAATACTTCTTAATAATGCACAAGCACAGATTGACGCTGGCAACGGTGATGTTGATCCTGAAGCGTAATAAAACACTGATTCCATATGCATAAATAGTATAAGCGGACGCTTGACTTCCTCCGTGGTTATGATAGGCTTATACTAATATGGCAATTAAAAATCTACATTTAGAACACTTAGAAGACGAAATCATCAACAATGGTATCGATGGCGGTCGTGCATCTATAAACTTCCTTAGAGAACTCAGAGACATGTTAAAAGGTCACTCTAATAAGAGAGTGAATATGACAGTCAAATGGGACGGCGCCCCAGCAATATGGGCAGGAAAACATCCAGAAGATGGTCGTTTCTTTATTGCTAAGAAATCATTATTCAATAAAACACCTCTATTCTACACTTCAGAACAAGAAATTAAAGACGCCACAGAGTTATCTGGTGATCTAGAGACTAAGTTCTTAGAAGCATTCAAATATCTATCTAAGTTATCATGGGGTGATACAATACTTCAAGGTGACTTAATGTTTACAGATTCAGATAAACAAACCGAAACTATCGGTAATTTAGACTATGTAACATTTCAACCTAATACAATTAAATATGCAGCTGTCACAGGTTCGCCATTGGCTGGCGCCATAATGACCGCTAAGCTCGGTATCGTATTTCACACTTCCTACACTGGAAGTTCCATAGAAGAATTGTCTGCCAAGTTTGGTGCAAACATCTCATCCCTAGGCGCTAACAAAGATATCTGGATGGATGATGCATCATATAAAGATGTAAAAGGTAATGCATCAATGTTAGCAAAAGAGGCAGTCGCTCTAACAAAACATCTATCATCTGTAGGTAAAGAGTTCAGAAATATCAAAAGAAAAGACTTAGAAAATTTTAGAAAGATTAACAAAATGTTTGCAGATAAAGGTGCCGTTGGTGCCTCATATAAAACATATGCAAATGCTCAGATCAGATCAGGCAAATTCAACCCAACATATGAGGGTTTCTTATCTCATGTAGACAAATATTGGGAAGATAAGATGATCGCAAAAGTCAAACGAGAAGAGACAAAGAAAATCAAGAGAGAGATTAAAGAACAATCATTAGTACAATTGAGAAAACTCAAAACTTTAATCAAGGCACTTACAAGTTTTCAACGAGAGTTGATTGGTGCTAAGAAGATTATTATCGATTCTCTTAACAGAGTCAAGTCAATCGGAACATTTGTTAAGACAGACACAGGTTATAAAGTTGTAAATCCTGAGGGTTATGTTGCAATCGACCAAGAAGGTAAAGCAGTAAAACTCGTAGATAGAATGGAGTTCAGTCTCAACAACTTTACAGTAGCAAAAAATTGGGATAAATAGAGGGATGCAAACTTTTAAGTACTTTATTTCAGAAGCAGGTGGTGCCGAGGCAGGTAAACTTGAGATTGTAAAGACCGATCTCAAAACTGCAAGATCATTTGCTAAGTTTGAATTTGAAAAGAACAGTAGAAAAATAGAAGAAGAAGTACCAAACTTTGATAAGAATTATATTTTTGCTCAAAGACTTGCAAAAATGGGCTCTACTAAAAGAAAAGATATGCCTGTGATCAGTAACAAAGATGTAAAGTTGTTACAAAAAAGATTAAAACAAGGTACAATAGACATTAGCAGACCATTCTCGCAAAACGATGTTGTCGATGAACCATACCCACAAGGTCTAACAGGTTCAGAAGCAAAACAATGGCTGAATGGTGGTCTAACAAAAAATGACGGTGATCCTAACGATGATAAGGTCGCTGTCAAAATGAAACAAGTTGCAGTAGGCAAACTAGTACCTATACAAGAACAAATATATTTCGATAAATCAATTCGAAATGTGGCAAAGTTTGGCGCATCAGGAACTATGGACTTTGCAAAGTCAAAAAACAATTATTACATAGTTTCTAGAGACAACAGAATTATAGATGGTCATCATCGATTTTTATCAGCAGTGTTAGTTGATCCAAAAATCTCAGTGACATGTTTAGAGATAGATTTATCTATCAACAACTTATTACCAATGACACTTGCTTACAGTGATGCAATAGGAAATGTGAGAAACAAATGAAGAAAGTTACATTTACATTCGGAAGATTCAATCCGCCTACAACAGGTCATGCATTATTAGTCAAAAAACTAAAAGCATTAGGTAGAGGTGGTGATGTTCTACTATTCTCTTCTCACTCTAGAGACAATCTCAAGAATCCATTACCTCATAAAGTAAAAGTTAAATATCTTCGTAAGTTCTTTGGTAAGATTGTAGTCGATGCCAATGTTAGAACTGTATTTGAAATCGCAAATGAATTACAGAAAAGAAACTACACACATGTGAACATGGTTGTAGGTTCAGATCGAGTTAACGAATTCAAAAATCTTTTACACAAATACAATGGTGTAAAGGCGAGACACGGTTTCTACAAGTTCGAAGAGATCAATATTCTATCAGCAGGTGAGCGTGATCCAGATGCAGACGATGTATCAGGAATGTCAGCCTCTAAGATGAGAATGTTTGCAGAGAAAGGCGATTTTGATTCATTTGCTGAAGGTGTGCCTTCTAGAAATAAGAGAGAGGCAGAATCATTATACAAAGATGTTCGCAAGGGTATGGGCATCATCGAGTCATATCTACCAAATTATATGATCGAAGACCTCATAACAGAAGGCGTATATGATCCTGGTATTTTCAAAGCAGTATTCTTAATGGGTGGTCCAGGTTCTGGTAAATCTACAGTTGTAGATAAACTTGCACTTGATACACTTGGTCTTAAACTTGTAAATACAGATAGAGCATTTGAGAATGGTCTCAAAAAGGCAGGTCTTACATTAGACTTGAGAGGCAAATCAGATGATGAGTATGCACCTATCAGATCAAAGGCTAAGAAGATCACTGGTGCTCAGATGGACAGATACATCGATGGTAGACTAGGATTAATCTTCGATACAACAGCTGCAAACAAAACCAAGATCACAAAGTACAAAGATATGTTAGACAAACTAGGTTACGAATATAAAATGGTATTTGTAAACGCTTCGTTGAAGAATGCTCTTGCAAGAAATCAAATGAGACCTAGAAAACTTCGTGATGACATTGTGACAAATGATTGGAACAATGCACAATCAAACATGAAAGAGTTTAAAAAATTATTTAAAAAAGATTTTGTTGAAGTTACAAACGATGATGATATGGCATCACTAGATAAAAAGGCAACTGCCTTATATCGTAAGATGTTGACATGGACAAGTAGATTTCCTAGCAACAAAACAGCAATTAAATGGAGAGAGATGGAACTCCTAAAAAGAAAAAGATCATGACGGACCAACTTACACAACTAAGAGAAAAAATTAGAAGAGTCGCACAAGATAAAGATGTCGATGACAAAAAAGGTACTCAACCTAAGAAGTACTATTCAGGCGTAGACAAAAAGAAGAAGAGCGCCAGAGATGCACACTTTAAGAAAGGTGCAAAAATGGATGATGATAATCCTAATGCATACAAGTACGCACCAGGCGATCTAGACAAAGACGGCAAACCTAAGAAAACTAAAGTATCTAAACACACTAAGAAATATCAACAAATGTTTGGCGAAGAACTCAAGTCTTCAGATAGATCATACATCGAGAAAAGAGTTAAGATGATTGATCAACTCGAAGACAAACTTCTTCGTATGAGAGGTGCAAAAGGCACAAAAGAAGCACAGACTCTATTACAGAAGGCAAGATTCGCTCTAGAAGATGTACTCGAAGACCCAATGAATGAAGATGGTTTACCTGATATCAGTGATTCAGAGATTCTATCTGAGATAGAAGAGGGTAAACTTGTTGCACCATTCAGTAATATTCTTGATGCTATCGCAAATAAATTTAAAAGAGAAGCAGGTAAAATATATCGAAGTAATCCTGAAAAAGGTCTAGCATTCATCAACAAAGTTGGTTCAGCATTTGGCGCCAAAGCAACAGACAAGAAACAAATGCCAAACCATCTTTTCTTAAAAATGGATTTAGATCCAGAAGATTTAGAAGAGAAAGCACCAAATACTGCCGATGCAATGAAAAGATATAAGGCAGGTAAGGCAGGATTTACAGACAAAGCACATCTGAAAGCAAAAGGTCTTATACCAAGAGCAGACGGGACTAAGAAGAAATCGCCTAAATATGAGGACTTAGATGAGAACGCTAAGTTAAAGAAAAAATTAAGTAAGATCAAAGGTCTTACAAAAGATCAATTACAAATGTTACTAGCGATGCCGCCTGTAACATTACAGACAGTCATCAATCAACTATCTACACTTATGATGAGTGAGAAGTTAGGTAAAGACGCCGATGCAGGTGATTACATTGATGATTTTAGAAAGTCAGATGCGCCTCAGTTTAAAGGCAAGTCAGATAAAAAGATTAGAGATATGGCCATTGCAGCTTATCTTGATGCAAAGGAGAAAAAATGAAAAAAGAATCCAAAGTTTATGAATTTGGTACAGACGAGGCCAGAAAGAACTATGAGTTGAACACACCTGGTCAACAAGTAGATCAGTTTATGAAGAAAGACTCTAAAGTTAAGAAAGAAAATTCTAAGAAACATTTTAGTCAAGTCTTTGGTAATCCACTAAAAAACTTCCCTTACAATGAAGATTTCATGGTAAAAGAAGTTGTCACTGAAGAAGCAATAGCAGAACTAGAAGAAGATCAAATAGAAGAAGGTGATGCAGACGCTTCTCTCAAGAAGAAAGCAGAGAAAACTGGTATGCCTCTTGGTGTATTGAAACAAGTATTCAAGCGTGGAGTCGCTGCTTGGAGAACAGGACATAGACCAGGAACGAATCCTACCCAATGGGGACATGCAAGAGTGAACAGCTTTGTAACAAAGTCAAAGGGTACATGGGGTGGTGCAGATAAAGATTTAGCTGCAAAAGTCAGAGGCAGTTAATGAAAACCTTTTTAGAATTTACAGAAGAGGATAATCCTAGAATCCCTCGAAAGAAGGGACAACCTGCTAATTCTAAAAAACATTCCGATCTCTATACAGATGAAAATCCAAAAGGCACTATTCATGGTCTAGGATTTAAAGATGTTGCAACTGCTGAAGCAAGTGTAAAAAAGATAGAGAACTCTGGTAAATCACATGCTCACAAAATACAGGCAGCTATCGCTATGGAACAAAGAGCGAGAGTCATGGGTAAAAACTCAGAGGCAGCTGTCTATAGAAAGTACATCAATAAGATGAAGAAAAAGACCAAAGAGAAAAACAAAGAGAAGAACGAGAGTTTGTGGGCAAACATACATAAGAAGAGACAAAGAATAAAACAAGGCTCTGGCGAAAAGATGAGAAAAGTTGGAGATAAAGGTGCCCCTACGAGAGCACAAATGCAGAGAGCAAAGAACTCATGAAAACATTTAGAGAGATCGGCATAGATAAAGTTCTTGAAGAACTACAAGAATCTAACACTGGTTTGTTGGACAATCCATTTCGTCTCGGGTCTCTCATGTACTTCGAAGTCATCAAAGAAGTAAGAAGAAGAGTTGCAGAAGGCAGATACAGACTTACGGAGATAGATAAACAAGTTTTAGACACCGATCTAGGTGAGTATGGCATTTTCGAGAATGAATTAGTACCACTAGATTGTCCAATGATGGAGATCACCGAAGAAGAAGACAAACCTCTCAACAAACCTATGAGAGGCGGACCTAAAAAGTTTTATGTCTATGTCAAAGACGGTGATAAAGTGAAAAAGGTAACATTTGGTGACACTACAGGCCTTTCTGTTAAGTTCGGAAATAAGGCTGCTAGAGCATCGTATGTTGCTAGACACAATTGTGATACTGCTAATGATAAAACATCAGCAAGTTATTGGAGTTGTAGACTTCCACGATACGCAAAACAACTTGGTTTAAGTGGTGGTGGGAGTTTCTTTTGGTAATGAGGAGATTATATAATGGACGACAAACTTTACTTTCTCAGCGAATATCACGCTGATGACGATTCACAACGCTCGGCTATAGTATGCCAAGACTCGCACGGATTCGTAGTAGAACTCTACGAAGGCAACGAACTTAAAGAAACCAGATGCGTTTACGATCATTCTGAATCATATGCAGAAGATGTAGCCGAAAACTGGTGCCAAGGATTAATTAAACTATAATGTTAGAAACTATATGTTCGGTCATGAGCCATGCTTATGATAAAGGGTTGATATCGACTAGAGATGGCAATGCATCAATTCGCCATAAAAAAGATGGTCATTATTACATTACACCGTCAGGTGTTCGTAAACAGAATCTTCAATACACACACTTTAAGAAGATTGATATCGTATCTAACATGGAAATGGAATATACAGATGAAAGTGTAGGTCTTGCACCATCTGGTGAAAAACCACTACACTATGGTCTTCTAAGACATATGGATACTAAAACTCGTATAGTTATGCATCTACATCCAACATACACTGTGGCAGCTATGCATAGAGGTATCGAATTAAGTACACTTGTCGATAAGTTTCCAGAGTTAGGAAGATATTCACGAGTAGGTCCAAATGTGCCTGAAGTACCGCCTATCAGTCAAGAACTTGCAGATAAAACACATCTAGCAATGGGATTAACCTTAGATGGCAGTACTAAATATGATATAGTTGGTATTGATGGACACGGTGTTGTAGCCATTGCAGAAACGCCATGGCAGGCATATGAACACATCGAAAGATTAGAACATATCAGTAAAATCGTGTTAGTATCAGGTAAAAGACGCCGTGGATTTGATTAAGCCATATACAGACGAAATTAAAGAGCAACACGGTACAGGCGAATCATACATTATTCGTACTTTTGAAGAAAATGTAGAAGATGATGAATTAGTTTGGCACCGTGATCTAAAAACTAGAAAAGTAACCCCACTTGTTACTAATAATTGGTCGTTACAGTTTGATGATAGACCGCCTTTTAAACTTCAAACAGGTGTTGAAGTAGTAATATTAAAGGAAACCTATCATAGATTGTTAAAAGGCGATGGAAAGTTGGTAGTAAGGATTAAAGAAATATAAATAACTATTATGAGTAAACAACAAGAAACTTGGAAAGAGTCACTAGCGAGGGTCAGAGGTGAGTTGTCAGAACAACAAGCACCCGTAGAAACTCAAGAAGAAATTCAAGAAGAAAACACTCTAAACAACGAAATTGAAGATATCTTAAACAATGGATTTCCAGAAGAAGAAATTGTAGAAGAAGAAACAGTCGTTGAAACTGTAGAATCATTGCAAGAAAAAAGACTTGCCCTTCAAGAGCAGATCAAAGAGATCGATGAGAAAATCAAAACACTTATCGAAGAACCAGTTGAGAAATCAATTGAGAAACTTGCAGAAAAAAACATGCTAGGTAGACTTGCTAAGTCGTTGAAACTCAATGACACAGGTAAACAAAAATTATTCGATTACTTCGAGAAAGGGGAGTTACAACAATGATTAATGATAAATTAACCAAAGATATTGCTGGAGTAGCGAGAGCAATTCTCGAAGGCAAAAAATTAGATCCAGTAGGCAAAGCAGATGCAGACATCGATAACGATGGTGATGTAGATTCTTCAGATGAGTATCTAAAGAAAAGACGAGCTGCGATTTCAAAAGCAATGAAAGATGAAGGCAACGCCTTCACTAAAGCATTGGCAGCTGCAAAAGAAAAAGGCGAAGGCGAGTTCGTAGTCGCTGGTAAAAAATACCAAGTTAAAGAAGTCGAAGAGTTAGAGAAAGATAAATCTAAGAAAGACATCAAAGAACTTCATGACAAAGACAAGGACGAAGACGAAGAAGAAGTCGAAGAGTCCAATTTGTTCGAGATGGATGATACATTCATCGATATGATGAACGCTATGATGAAACATAAACATGGTTCAAAAGAGTTCAAAAAAGCTAAGAAAGAAATCGAACAGTACATGTCAAAAAAATATAAGAAGAAGTAGGAGTCTCATGAACTTATTTCAAGAAGCCAAAGAAGTATTAGACAAAGATGGTAAGGTAAATGCCTTAGGTCCATACGGCAGACAGAAATTAACTGGTCGTGAAATGTCTACTTATTTCCGTAGAAACAAAGTTAAAGATGCTAAGATCAAAAGAGCAGTAGAAGTCGCACTTGATCTTGGTGGTGCAATGTCAGTCGCACAAAAAGAAATCAAAAAATTCTATGGTGACAAAATCTTAAATTCACCAGAAGTTAAGAAAGCACTCAAGTATGCAAACGAAGAAGTAGTCAAAGAAGATACTGATTTGTCAGAAAACTTTAGAACACTTGCAAAGTATGGCATGGGTACTGAAACTTCTAAAAGTGCTAGAGTTGGTCTAGAGTTAGACTTCTATGACTCCAAAGGCAACAAAAAATTTGGTAAAATCTTACAGAAAACTAATACAGGATATCTTGTCAAAGATGATAAGGGTAAAAAACATGTATTGAAGTATCTTGATAGAAAGAAAGCAAAAGATATGTTGAAACCAAATTATATTCATACAGAAGATGCAGAAAAGAAAGCAGAATTAGCACTCAAACAAACAAGAGAGAAAGAACAACTTGCTAAAAAGCATGAGAGAGAAAAAGAGTCTATTTCTGACGATTTTAAATTGCACCCACATAAAGGTTTCGAAGGCGAAAAACTACCTGACAGAATAAAAGACTTCAGGAAAAAAGCAATGACACCAAGAGAGAAGAAAAAGTCATTGATGAACACCTACAGAGAAATGTGGGAAGATGCTATTACAGAAGAACAGATTGTCTATAGAGTTAGAGATATACAGAAACCCGAAGAAACTAAATTCAAACAAGCATCTAGGTTTGGGTTGAAAGTATCCATGAAGAAACAAGGTAAAGACACTATGGTAACTCTCTCAGGAAGTAAA